CGGTCGCAGCGCGGGTCACAGCGGCCGACGCCCACGTGGCGGCGGCGCCGTGCAGCGCCTCGCGCCAGCTGCTACTGCCCTCCTCCTGCACGCGGGTGACCGCCTTCAGGCCGGCTTCCTCGTGCTGGGCTGCGTGCGTCTGCGCGGCGGCCAGGATCCACGCGAGCATCACCTCGGCCGACCAGTTCTCCGCCTCCGGGTTGTGGGCCTCGAGGACTTCCCACGCGCCGAGCTGAGCCAACTGGTAGCCGTGGTCGGCTAGCAGTACCTGCAGCTGGGCGATTCGGTCGTCGGACCCTGCCGCCCACAGGGCGATCAAGTCCGGCATGCCGTCGGCTTTCGCGCCGGCCGCGGTCAGCAGCCGGGAGGCGGCCCTCTCGGTGAACCTCACCAGCGCCTGCGACAGCGCGTCCTGCTGGCCCTGGAGGGTGCCGAGGTCAGACGGCCTGCCGCTCTTGACCAGCGCCAGGCCGCGCCCTTTTGGGAGCGCCTCCGGCTCCGGAGCCGTATCCCGGGGCGACGCCAGCCCGCCCTCGGTGACGTTCATCGGCGTGATCAGCGAATCCCCACCCTCGATGCTGGGGAGGTTGTTGCGGGCCCGGGTCTCGTTCACCGTCATCCACGGGCGGCCCGTCGCCGTCGACGCCGCAACCGCCTGCTCCTCGAACGAGCCCCGCAGCTTCGAGTCGATGTTGAACTCGCAGTACACGTCCGCGTTGTTGCCGGGCAGGTCGGGAAGGATCTGAGCGGCGATCTCCTGCTGGAGCATCACCATCCACGGACCCAGGGTGTCCTGGTACAGGTGGGCGTGCTGCTCCTTGATGTTGGAGTAGGTGGCGTGATCGAGGATCCCGATCAGCGGCGGCGGGATGAAATACGCCGCCGCGCACTCCTCCCGGGTCAGCTTGCGTGCCTCGATGTACTGGGCCTGCTCCGGGTTGAAGCCGACCGCCTTGTAGTCCATGCCATCCTCGAGGATCGGCGTACCACCCTCGGCGCCACCCCCTGAGGCGAACGTCCGCCACATCTCCCGGAAGCGCTTCTTCTCCGGCGGCCCCCACTCGGGTGCATCGGCCGGGCGAACGAGGACGCCCGTCAGGCGGGCCCCGCTCTTCCACATCTGCGCCCGCTGCTTCGCCGCCTCCGACGACTCCAGCAGCAGCTCACGCAACGACTCGATCGGTGACGACCCGACCGTCAGATTGTCAGGCGCGTAACCGTGGATATGGATGACCTCATCCACCGCGAAGTCCCGGCCGCCCGCCGTCTCGTAATACTCGGGACTGATCCAGTTCCCGCCGTAAGGGCGGATCAACGAGGGCGGCACCGGCAGGATCCGAAGCTGCCCGTTCAGCTTCAGCTTGATCCCGAACCAGTCGTCGTACAGGGCGACATCCGACACGATCCGCTCGACGAAGCGGTACTGCGTCAGGCCCGGCATCGGCTCCGCCAGCAGCCGCGGCAGCGGATGATCCGTCAGCCGCTCCCGGTCCGTGTCGCTCACCCGGCGAAACGTGTGGATCCCCAGCTGTGCGATGTTCCGGGCGAGGAAGCCGATGACCGTCCGCACCTGCGGCTGCGTGCGCCAGATCGTCTCGTACTCCCACGGCGCCGCCGGCAGCGGCATTGCCGCGTAGCCCGGGGTGACGCCGGCGCCAGTGACCGCGAGCCGGCCGGAGGAGACCACGAACGCCATCAGACACCGCCCGTCGCCAGCACCTGAGTGAACTCGATCCGGTGCCGCTCGATGACGACCTCACCGTCCATGGGCTGGCCGACCCGGCCGGGCTCCAGCAGCTCCGCGTCACGCAGGACCAGGAGCGGGCCGCGCTTCGCCCACAGCACCCCGGAGAACGCCTTGTCCGCCAGGTTCACGACGACCCTCTTGCGCACCGCGGTGCGACGCCAGGCGAACATGCGGCCTCCTCTCGGGCGGCCGCTACACGACCATGATTTCCTCGTCGTCCGCGTAGCGGGACTTCCGCCGCGGAGGCCGGGCCACGACCTCAGCCATGGCCGTGGCCAGCGCTGACACACCGTCGATCTTGTCGCCGCTGTTGGCCTTGTCCGGCTTCACGTTGCCTGCCGGGTCCATGGCCACGGCCAGGTTGTCGACACACCAGCGGGCCACCGGGTGGCCGCCATGCCGGAGCGCCGGCACCTCGACCGTGCCCTGCAGGGTCAGCCGCTGGATCTCCTTCAGGACCGGCGACATCGTCGCGAAGCCCTGCCGGACCTTGACCATCGGAGCCCGCTCGGACACCAGGTCGTTCGTCAGCTGCGACGCGTTCCACGGGTCGTAGCCGATCGACTTGACCTTGAACAGGTCGCGGTCCCGGCGGATCTGCTCCTTGATGAAGTCGTAGTCCGCGACGTTCCCCGGTGTCGCCACCAGGAAGCCTTCTCGGACCCAGCGCGAGGCCGCGCCTGCGGTCCGCTTGTCCAGCGCCCGGAGGTTGTCCTCCGGCGTCCAAAACCGGAACACCGCGTCCAGGGTGCCGTTCTCGTCGTTGGGGAACAGCCAGCACAGCGCGCAGAGGTCGGACGTGCTCGCGAGGTCCAGGCCGCCATACGCCTCCCGCCCCTCGAAGCGCCGCTCGTCAACCATGGCCGCGTTACGGTCCCAGGCCTCCAGCGTCAGGAAGCGAGTCTGCTGCTTGGTCCGGATCCCCAGGTGCAGGCGCAGGAACTTGGCCAGGTCGGCCGGTGACTGCTGAGCCTCCGCAGATGCGCCGCGCAGGTACGCCGCCGACGGGCTCACCCCGTAGCCGGGGTTGGCCTTCCGCCACGTCGCCTCGGCATGCGGGTCGTCATCCTCGCCAGCGCCCCAGACCACGCCGTAGGTGTCGAGGTCGTGCAGCGCGCCGCGGGCCAGCTGCTCGATGTACTGCCGCTTCCGGTCGTAGATCGACTCCTGCTTGCCCTCATCCGCGGTCGTGATGATGATGACCAGCGGCTGCCGTCGCGAGCCCGTACCCGTCTCGATGGTCTCCACCAGGTCCGGGTTCTTGTGGACGTGCAGCTCGTCGATGATCCCGCCGTGGACGTTGGCGCCGTGCAGGGCCTCCGCCACCGAGGAGACGACGGTGAAGTAGCTGCCGCTGGCTGGGTGCGTGATCTTCTTGGTGAACGCCTTGACGTTCCCCTTCAGCGCGGGCGCCCGCTCGGCGATCGTCTTGATCGGGTCGAACGTGTACCGGGCCTGCTTCTCCGACGTGGCCGCCGCGTACACCTGGGCGCCCGGCTCCGAGTCCGCGGCCATCAGGTACACGGCGATCCCGCCGGACAGGGTCGTCTTCCCGTTGCGGCGCGGCACGTCCACGTACAGCTTGCGGACGATCCGCACGTAGCCCTCGGCCTCGTCGTCCCAGCGGACCCAACCGAACACCGGAGCCAGGATGTACGCCACCTGCCACGGGTCCGGATCCAGCGGCTTGCCCGCCCACTTGCCCTGCGTGTGCCGCAGCAGGTGGAAGGACTTCAAGACCTTGTCGACCTTGGCCGGGTCGAAGACCGCACCCGGCGCCTCGCCCGGCGACGGCGTCTGGACCTTGGGCGGGCATGTCGGCAGCGGGATCCCACGGGACTCCAGATACCAGCGAACCTCCGGCGAGATACCCAGATCAGCCGGAGCCAGCGAACGGGTTCGCTTCGCTGTCGCCATCGTCGCCCCCGCTTCGCGCCAGGGCCTGCTCCGTCGAAGGCGTCAGGCCGAAGTGGGCAGCCCACGACCGCATCTCACGGCCGGCCGCTCGAGCGATCCCCACCGCAGGGTGTGCCAGCTTGCCCTGCCGCGCCTCAATGAACTGGCCCTCACGCTGAACGGCCAACGTCGCCTCGACGAAGGTCGCCCAGGCCTCGCAGTACGCCGCAAGCGCAGCCCGGTCCGACTCCTTCACCAGGTCCAGACGAGACAGCTCCGGGATCACCCGGTCCCACTCCGCGGCGGCCTCGGGCGACAGCCAGTCAGGAGCGGTCGGCGGCAGCCGCTTGAAGTCCGGGCCCGTGTTGACCTTGCGGCCACCCGAGTCCCGGCCGGCCGACCGGCCCACGATGAGCTTGAGCCCGGCAGGCTTGGCGG